GCCGGGGTCGGTCTTGCGTCCGTAGCAGTCCGAGCCGGTGGCGATGGCCGTGGCCACTGAAAGTGCCCAGAATGTTTTGCCTGAGTTGCTGTCGCCGTACACCACCACCGAGCTGCCGATGGTCATAAGGCCTTCGACCAGCTCGTCCGGTGCCTCGTAGTCGTTGCCGAGCTGGTCACCGAACACCACCTGCAGCTTGTCCATCACGGCTGTGCCGGTTTGCTGGACCAGCAGGCCTGAGAGGTCGTGCCCTGCCTGGGCGTAGTCATTGGCGTCCATGCCCTCGATGGGTGGGATGATCACCCTGGCACCGAACTTGGCGCTTGCCTGGTCGGCATATTTTTGGCCCACGCCGTGCTTGTCATGGTCTGCGACGATCACGATGTCTTGGCCAGGGCCGTTCATTTCGCGCAGGCTGCCGGTCACCGGCACCAGACTGCTGGCGCTGTAGGCCACTGCGCAAGGCCTGCCGGTGATCTCGTGGATGGTGGCTGCGGTTGCGAAGCCCTCGGCCACGTAGAGCGTGCCGGGTTCGTCCATTGTGCCGACCATCCAAAATTTGCCACCTGCCTCGCCTCCTGGGTGATAAAGCTTTCCGCTTTCGTTGTCGATGTACTGCAGGGTGCACAGTTTGCCATCTTGGTCAAACAGCGGGACGATCAGCCGACCATCGCCAGTGATGCGTGCGCCGTGTGGCTGGATGCCTTTGCGCTTGAGGTAGGGGTGATCGGGGCTGGCTGCCTGTGCTTGGCTCCAGATCGTGGCCACGGTGTTGACGGCCACTTCGTGCTGCTTTTCGATGGCCGCATCGCGCATCGCTTTGGCCTCTGCCATGCGCCTGGCGTTGGCCATCTCTTCGGTGGGTGAGAGCTTGCGCCCCACATCTGCACGCCACGGGGATTCAAACCCCATGCGCCAGCACCCAAACCGACCGGCAGGCACGCCATCACCGAACACCACGTACCAGCCAGACTTGTCGCCTGCCTTGGCGCTGCCCTTGGTGCCGGACCTGAACCGGTGCAGCTTGCCGTCCATCTCGATGTGATCTGGTGGCTCCAGCCCTGCGGACTGAATGGCATCAATGAGCTGCTCTTCAGGCGGTGCAACTCTTTTTTCTGGTGGTGGCGACCAAGGACCGCCGAGGACGTTTGAGAGGTCAGCCATTGATTGTGGCCTCCTGCCTTGTCAGGTAGTCCGACAGCGCCTTGACCGTCTCATACAAGGGCTTGGACTCCTCCTGCATGAAGCGGTAAACCGTGGCCGGGTGCACGCCTGCGTTCTCGGCCACCCTCTTGAGATTGGCATCTTCTAGCCGTTTTTTGATTTGCTCAACAGTCATCATAAGTTGCACCTCTGAAAATATATTTGCGGGAGTGCTTGCACTATACCCTATTTTCGGTTTATGATGCAAGCACTGCGCAACTGGATGGTCCGAAAGCGCAGCAACCCAAAAAGGAGAGCCACTCATGGCAATCAACGTGAAGTCCACCGGCAGCCTGGCTGCCAACGGTGTCAAAGTCCTGGTCTATGGCCAGGCCGGTGCTGGCAAGACCAGCCTGATCAAAACCCTACCCAGCCCCATTGTGCTGTCGGCAGAGGGTGGCCTGCTGTCCATTCAGGACGCAGACTTGCCATTCATTGAGATCACCTCGATGACTGAGCTGCGGGAGGCTTACGAATGGCTGACCAGCTCGGACGATGCCAAGGCTTACCAGTCGGTGGCTTTGGACTCGATCAGCGAGATCGCTGAGGTCTGCCTCAACCACGAGAAGAAGGTCAACAAAGACCCACGCGCAGCCTACGGTGCGATGCAGGAGCAGATGGCCGACATCATTCGTGCCTTCCGCGATCTGCCTGGCCGCCATGTCTACATGAGCGCCAAGCTGGAGAAGACGCAGGACGAGATGGGCCGGGTGCTGTATGCGCCCTCGATGCCTGGCAACAAGACCGGCCAGGCGCTGCCATACTTTTTCGACGAGGTGCTGGCGCTGCGTGTCGAGAAGGACAGCGAAGGTGGCACCCAGCGCGCCCTGATGTGCGACAGCGACGGCCTGTGGCTTGCCAAGGACCGCAGCGGGAAGCTGGACATGTGGGAAGCGCCTGACCTCGGCGCAGCCATTGCAAAGATTGGAGCACGAGCATGAGCGACCTTAAAACACTCAGCGCCGACTGGCTGCGCCACAAGACCGACGAGGAGAAGTCGGTCGCCGAGCGCCGCAAGATCGAGGATCAGATCGTCAAGATGCTGGCGCTGCCCGAGTCGTTTGAGACCACCGAGACTGCCGAGCCGCAAGGCTTTGTGGTCAAGATTGCTGGCCGCATCGACCGCAAGGTGGACAGCGACAAGCTGCAGGAGCTGGCCGCTGAGCACGGCCTGACCGAGCACCTGAGCCGCTTGTTTCGCTGGAAGCCTGAGATCAGCATGGCGCTGTGGAAGGCTGCAGACGAGTCAATCACCAAGCCGCTGGCCGGTGCTATCACGGCCAAGCCTGGCCGCCCATCTTTCAAAATCACCATCAAGGAGTAACTCATGGCTTTTCTTGGACAAACATTCGACGCAAACGACCTGCCCCAGAGCAGCAACATCAGCTCACCGGTTCCTGAAGGTGCTTACAACGCCACCATCACGCAGGCCGAGCTGAAACCCACCGCTGACGGCACTGGCCAGTACATCAAGATGCGTCTGGACATCACCGGTCCAACGCACCAGGGCCGTGTGGTGTTCTCAAACCTCAACATCAAGAACGCGAGCGCCAAGGCTGAGGAGATTGGCCGCCAGCAGCTTGGCGACATCATGCGCGCCATCGGCTTGGCCAAGGTCACCGACACCGACCAGCTCGTTGGTGGCAGCCTCAACATCAAGCTGTCCATCCGTGCCTCGCGCCTGGATGAGAAAACTGGCAAGACTTACGAGGCCAGCAACGAGGTCAAGGCTTATCGTGCCATCAGCGGTGGCGCTGCGCCTGCCTTCAAAGGCGCATTGTCTGCAGCGCCTGCGGCAGCCGCCCAGACTGCTGAGGCCGCACCGGCCAAGCCTGCTAAGGCTTCGCCGCCTTGGGTCAAGAAGTAAGTTTCGGGGCCGAAAGCGGATGCTGGAAGAGTCGGGTCAGCCGACAGGTCACAGGTGCAAGTCCAGTTACCAGACGCAGCGAGTAGGCCCCACCCAAAGAAAAGCCCCAGCCTCTTGCGGAGGTTGGGGCAAATGGCAACTATATGAAGGAGAACCCAGTGAAGATTCCCGAATCAGAGCATACCATTCAGGCCTTGATTGACAAGGCGCACGAGGCAAAGGCTGAGCAGCCCAGGGGGCACATGGGCTGCAGCCAACTTGGCCACCCTTGCGACCGATGGCTGTGGCTGTCGTTTCGCTGGGCTGTGCAGCCCAAGTTCCCAGGACGCATCTTGCGTTTGTTTCGCAGGGGCCAGATGGAGGAGGCCACGATCGTGGCCGACCTCAGAGCCATCGGCATGGACATTCGCGGCACCTCGGGCAAGCAGACCCGAGTCGATCTTGGCTGCCACGTGTCCGGCAGCCTGGACGCCACCATCGAGTCTGGCGTGCCGGAGGCACCCAAGAAGCGCCACATCGCCGAGTTCAAGACGCACAGCAAGAAGTCCTTTGACGACCTGGTGAAGGCCGGGGTCGAGAAGTCCAAGCCCGAGCATTTTGTGCAGATGCAGCTCTACATGCACGGCACCGAGATCGACCGCGCCTTGTACTTGGCTGTCTGCAAGGACGACGACCGCATCTACACCGAGCGCGTGGCCTATGACAAGACTGTGGCCATGAAGGCCATCGAGCGTGGCCACCGGCTGGCGCTGGACGATCACATGCCGCCACCGATCAGCACAGACCCGAGCTGGTACCAGTGCAAGTTCTGCGACGCGCACGAGTTCTGCCACGAGAGCAAGACCACCAAGCACGTGAACTGCCGCACCTGCGCGCACAGCACGGCCACCAAGGCCAGCGAGTGGCACTGTGTGCGTTGGGATGCTGTGGTGCCTTTGGAGGCCCAGCACACCGGCTGCGAGGGCCATGTCCTGCATCCTGATCTGGTGCCGTGGCAGCGCAAGGATGGGCCGGACGAGTTCACCGCTGTGTACGAGATCGATGGTGTGAATCTGGCCAATGGAGACCCTGAGCAAGAAGGTGTGTTCGGCTCCAAGGAGTTGCTGGCCAATGCCGCTGCCTGCGCCAGCGGTGATGATTTTATTGCCGAGATGCGCAAGGATTTCGGTGGGAGGATTGTGGGATGAACACCGACAAAGAACTGATGCAGCAGGCGCTGATGGCACTGGAGGAAGGGCTGACAAGCAACCAGTGGCGCGACCTTATCACCGCCCTGCGCGAGAGGCTGGCGCAGCCAGAGCAGAAGCCTGTGGCGTGGCCTTGTCTCATTGATAGCGCTGATTTTTCAAAAAATACCGTTACGCTTGTGATGCAGTGTGAAGACTACAAAGTGTCAGCGGATACGCATTGGTTATCCATCACACCACCACAGCGCAAGCCGCTGACGAATGAGGAGATTGAAAGGGCTTGTGTACCGCTTGGTGCGGCAATGCTGTCTTTTACAGAAGTTGCCCGAGCCATCGAAGCCGCACACGGCATTGGAGAAAAACCAGATGCTGCGTGACTACCAACAGCGCACCATCGACCAGCTCTATGCCTGGTTCGAGGCCGGCCATCACGGCAACCCATGCCTGGTGCTTCCCACCGGCTCCGGCAAGAGCCACATCGTGGCCGCGCTGTGCAAGGATGCCCTGCAGAACTGGCCAGAGACTCGGGTGCTCATGCTCACGCATGTCAAGGAGCTGATCGAACAGAACGCCGAGAAGATGCGCCTGCACTGGCCAGGCGCGCCGATGGGCATCTACAGCGCCAGCATCGGCAAGAAGCAGCTCGGTGAGCCGATCACCTTTGCCGGCATCCAATCGGTGCGCAGCAAGGCAAAGGAGTTGGGCCACATCGACCTGGTGATCATTGACGAGTGCCACCTGGTCAATCACAAGGACGAGGGTGGATACCGCAAGCTGCTTGGCGAGCTGAAGGCCATCAATCCGAGCCTGCGGGTGATTGGCCTCACCGCCACACCCTACCGTCTGGGGCATGGCTTGATCACCGACAAGCCTGCGCTGTTCGATGCCTTGATCGAGCCGGTGACCATCGAGGAGCTGATCTTCAAGAATTATCTGGCCACGCTGCGCAGCAAGGTCACCAAGGCCAAGCTGGACACCACTGGCGTGCACAAGCGTGGCGGGGAGTTCATCGAGTCCGAGCTGCAGGCCGCTGTGGACACCAAGGACAACAACGAGCGCGTGGTGCGCGAGATCGTCGAGCTGGCAGGCGAGCGCAAGGCGTGGCTGGTGTTTTGCACAGGTGTCAAGCACGCCGAGCACATCGCCGTTGTCTTGCGCCAGCATGGGGTGGCTGCCGAGTGCGTGACCGGCGAGACGTCAAAAAAGGAGCGCGAGCGCATGCTGGCCGACTTCAAGGCCGGACGGCTGCAAGCCCTCACCAATGCCAACGTGCTGACTACCGGCTTCGATTACCCAGACATCGATCTGATCGCCATGCTGCGCCCCACCATGAGCGCGAGCCTGTACGTTCAGATGGCAGGCCGGGGCATGCGGGTGAAGTCGCACATCGATCACTGCCTGGTGCTGGACTTTGCTGGCGTGGTGGCCACGCATGGGCCGATCACCGCTGCGCAGCCGCCCAAAAAGGCCGGAGAGGGCAACGGTGAGGCACCGGTCAAGGTCTGCGACAACTGCGGGGAGCTGTGCGCCATCTCGGTGTCTGCCTGCCCTGCCTGCGGCCATCCATTCCCCGAGCCGGAGCGCAAGAAGCTGGAGCTGCGCAACGACGACATCATGGGACTAGAGGGGAGCGACCTGGACGTGACAGCCTGGTCCTGGCGCAAGCACGTCAGCAAGGCCAGTGGCAAGGAGATGATCGCCGTGACCTACTACGGTGGCCTGAGCGATCCGGCCATCACCGAGTACCTGCCTGTCCTGCACGATGGGTATGCTGGGGACAGAGCCATTCAGCAATGCATGATCATGGCAAATAGCTCTGGGACTGATTTGTCTCAAGCACATCGCTGCCAAGGCCAAAGTGACTGGCTGGAATACATAGTGGCCGAGATGAGCAGCAGCAATCCTCCCAGCAGCATCGAGTTCAAGCGCGATGGCAAATTTTTCAGAGTGATGAAAAGGAGATGGGCATGATTGACAAACCGAACACCAGACCGAGCGAGCCGGAGTTTTTGATTCAGTGGCGTGAGTGGGACAAGGCCGGGCCACCCAAGTGCTGCCACACCTGCGA